TTAGGATTAAAATCTGATCTTGGATAAACTGCGTGTACAATTTCTATTTCTTTGTATGGGTCTTTCTTTTCCATAACTAAAATATCTTGTGATACAGAAGCACCAAACTTTTGTACAATAGCTCGTGCTGATAGTTTAAATTTTCTATAGATGGTATCTATTCTACCTTTATCATTTTCCGCAATATAAACTTCATCAATATGTCTTGTAGAAAATTTTATAAAATCTTCATCATCTTCTTCAATAAACATTGCTGCTGTACCAAAGGTAATAAGGTCATGATACAATTCAAATATTTCTTGTTGAAAGTTTGATCTATTAAATGCTGTGTACATTGCATCAGTTGCAGACTCTAACCAAAGTTTAGCTTCATCTTCGTTATCTATATTCTCTTGTTTAAATCTTAAGGTAAACCAAGGTGTTGATGGGTTTGTAAGCATACCATGTAATGATGCTGCTAATAATTCTAAAGATTGTAAAGGGGAACTATCAAAGATAAGTTCCATTCTTTTATCGCCACGACTTCTTTTTTTTGTAACGTCTGATTTTCTTGGCATCATGTAGTCCGCTACTTCTTGCCAATGCGTTTCCCAGTTTTGTCTTTGACCTGCTAGTCTATCGAAACGTGATAATAATTTTTTTGTTAAATCTGTTTTTGCCATTATTTTCCTAGTAAACTTTTTCTACCTAAAGTAACTGTTTGATCTTCTATACCTTTAGGTCCTGTTATAATTGTCATTGATCTACCTTTAGCTTTTGTTTTTCTTGAATCATATCCATCCATGCTAGTTGCTGTTGCTTGAGAAACTTCTGCTGTAGTAGGTGATGCTGCTATAGGTGCAGGGGGTTTCGGTGTAGTAATAAATCTTTTAACTGCTCTTGCTGGACTTCCTCCCATGTTATGTTCCTAAAATACTTTTTTTACCTAATTTATAACCTACTTCAAATTCTTTAGGATTTAATTTTTTATATTTATTTTTTTCAGTTGTTGTCATTTTTTTATACAAACCTGTTGTTTTAACATCTTTTAATTTACCACCTGTTTTTGCTACAAAAGTTTTTCTAGCAGCTGTTAATTGTTCAGGTTTATCTCTAATAATTGATGGACCTATTCTAAAACTTTGTCCGTCTTTAGTTTTAAGAGTTACATTTTTTTTACTATAATCTACATCTGGTCGTTTTAATTTTCCAATCATTGCTCCATTTGATCCCATATTATGATCCTAGTAAAGTTTTCTTTTCTGTTTCAGGCTCTTCTTCAATACCTAAAGGTCCAGTTAAGATAGTTGACTTTCTACCTTTTCTTTTTCTTTCTATCTTTGCTTGTTCCGCTGCAATTCTTGCTTTCTCTTCTGCAGACACTTCAGTTGATGGCGGTGTCGGCAAAGGTTGTACTGGTGGTAGTGGCGGCATTTTTGGTGAAAATAATGATCCCATATTATATAATCCTGTATTCATTATCTGCTATATGTTGTGGAGCAGATTGTCTAGTGTTAATTTCTTGTAAACCAACAGACAAGTATCTCATTGCATCACACGCATGAGATGACCAATCGTGTACAGGCTTACTTCGGAACATACGATTTTTATCTATATATTTCCGATGATAATGTCTTAACGCATCTATTAACTTTTTGCAATGGTCTGTATCAATCCAACATCGAGGTAGAGTCATTGTTGTTGCGTGTATACCATCTTCTAATGGTATTTTAGGAACAACTTTAAATCTAATACCTAATTGATAAGCAACTTCTCTTCTCGTTTTTCCATTGCTAAAATCTGTAACTTCTATATCATGCGGTGCGAAATGATCTTTATAGACATATTCCTTCTCCTTAATTAATTGAATATAGTGCGGTAATCCTTGACCACGTTCTTCATGATAGTCAATAATATTAATTGATCTACCTAGCTGTTGAAAGAATATAATAGAACTATGATCTGATACTCCTAAATCCCAAGATGTATTCACAGGCAATGATGGATCGTAGGGTACTCTTGTTAATTGTTTTTTATCTTCCATCTTGACTAAGATATCGCTATAAATTGCACCTTCTATGTTAGCTATCCAATCACACTCAAACTCTTGTAGATACTTCTTTTCTCCCATAACTTCTTTTGCTTTGACAAGCTCATCTTCATCTACAATCTTGGTATCACTTGCTTTAGCTTTATAGTTAAACCAATCCTCTGCTCCTTGTGCGTGTTGATACAATTCATAAAAGTTATTATTCATTCCTTGTGGTGTACCTATAAATACGCAGTAACCTTTTCTATCGGATAGTGCGGGTCTTATGATTTCAGGAAATAGTTTTTCATTGACATTTGCATACTCATCAATCACACATCCATCTAGGTAGATACCCCTTAACCCATCGGAGTTTTCCGACCCAAGTAAAGTTATTCTTGCACCATTGGGTAAATCTACCCTTAGCTCTGTTTCATTAAACTTGGTGTAAGGTATCTTAGCTGTAAACTGTTTCATGTAATCCCAAGCGATTGATTTACTTTGTTTAAATGTTGGCGAGATGTAGGCATATCTTGGGTTTTTTTGTTTCGATAATAAGGCAGATCGTATAAGGTGATTAATCATACATACTGTTTTGCCGAACCTACGATGACAAACCAATACTGACCATCTATGTTTAGATATTTTATTATGTAAGAAGGCTTGGTGCTTTCGAGGTGTATAGGGTATTTTTATATCCATTTAACCTCAATTCTTTTTAATTCTCGAAAGAAATTATATAGCTTTCTAGGGGTGTAAGGTATTTTAATATCCATATCTAGTGTATCATCTTGCTAGGCATACTATACTCAGCATTGTGATAATCAAATTGCAATAGGCTCATAGTGTAATGTGCAAAAGTCTCTGCAGCTGATTTAGTTTCTAATCCATATATCTTAATGATAAGAGTATTAGTCTTTTCATCAATCATAACTATAGATGTTAAGTCGTCTTGTATGTAATCCCACATATTACACAACATATAGTAATTGTAAATTATTTTAAACTAGAAAGGCTTGGCAAATAAAGGTGTGGGTTATTCTGTGGGGGTGGCTAAAGCTGTGTCTGTAAAGGTGTCCTCGAGTCCCATGTATATATATATATTAATTGGCGCGTCCACTTTGGGTACTATGGGGGGTATAGCATTTACAAAATAGCAATGTCATAACCATAAATGTGTAATAATAATTCTCGACTATCAATACAAATTTCTTATAACGTTCATATATCGGAACACCATATCGGTTAATGTTATAATATATAGGTCAATACTACTGACCGATTATATACACGAGGGAAGCCGGCGTTGTTGTTGTATTAGAATAGCAACTATTCCACTCTTTTAATCTTTACATACTTCAGCAGCTCATGATCTTTTTTATTCTTATACTTTACAGATATAATTTCATTAGGTTTAAACTTTGAATTTAATTGTTTTAATAACTTCTTATATGATTGACAGTTAATTACTTCCTCTTTGCCTGATTGATCTTTTATATTATATGAGTATCAATATTTTTGACCCATTTTGAACATTATATATATATACTTTTAATTAAATATAACCACAATGGTAAATGTGATTGAGATTAAAATAGTCAAGGATAGCAGAAGTTTTAAAAGTATCTTAACAGACCTTATTAAAACCCTCTCAAAAATCCATTGTGTTAATCTTAGTCACAAACAAAAACAAACAAAGGGGAAGCAATGAAAATATATAATATAAAAGATCTTAATTGTTTTAATGATAAGTTAATCAATATTACAAATAAGTTAAAAATAAAACTTGATTATAATTTAGTTAGTAAAAATTGTATGAGAGTTAAATTAATAAAGGATAAGGATCAACCTAATTATCAAAGAACTGGGTTCAGTAAAAACAAAGATGGTTCACCTAAAAAAGTTAATGCAATTTGTTGGCATGGTTTCAGAGACTTTTTAACTGAATTGTTTAAACAATATCCAAAATTAAGAGTTGTTACAGCTCAAATAACTTATGATGGTTATAATGATTTTATTAATAAATTTCCAGATACTTCTGAAATCAATATTGGTTCAATCGTTCAGCCTTTAAGTTATGGTGACGCTTGCTTATGTAATAAACCTAAAGCTGTTACTGTATCAATTAAAGAAATAGCTGAAAATAATTACAATTTAAGTCCTTCATTTTGGATAAATAAGAAACAACATGAGGTTGCATAATATTATTGACAATATGGTTAATATAACTAAGATAAATATAAAAACAAACAAGGGGTAAGATGAAAAAAAATAAATATTATGTGTATTGTTGGTGGAGTGGGATATGTATTGAAGAAGAAGTATCCAAAATAAAAAAGATAAAAGATAATAAAATATTTTTCTATAATAATTATTGTCAAGAATATCAACAAGCTGACGTTAGAAATTGCAGAAAACTTAATAATTATTATATTAATGAACGAGTACAATATTAAATATAAAAGCAAACAAGGGGATAATATGAAAATGAATAATTATAAAGCAGTTGGAATTGCTGAAGGTTTTATAGAATGTGATAATAAAAAAACTATAATAAAAGCATGGCAACATTTAATTGATACAGGGTTAGCTTTTAAATTACAGGGTTCATTTGGCAGAACAGCAGTTGATTTAATTAATCAAGGTATATGTAAAACAAACAAGGGGGAAAGATGAAAAATAAACTATCTCAATGGTTGATTGACTACGTTAAAAAAAAGAATGGGGTTGATTTAACCAACGTACCAAGCGACAAATCATGGACCGAGCTTAATCCATTTAGAGATAGTATAAGACTAAGCGATAATGTGATTGAGTTTATTAATGAAAAGAATTTATCAGCTATCAAATCAAGCATGGACTTGGTAGAAGAACAGTCTGATAAAGCAGCTAAAGAACAAAGAGATCTAAACACAATAAAAGGAGGTAAATGATGGGTAGTGGATATTATTATAATTTATTTTTAAATGTGACAGATAAATTTTTAATTAAAACTATGGATTTGATTAAAAAGAGATGGCTTAAAGCTGATAAAGTAAAGATGCAAGAGCTATTAAAACAGAAACAAGAAACAGAAAAAAAAGAACAAGATGCCTTTGATAAATGGTCTAAATTAACAAATAAAAATAGAAATTTAGAAAAGCAAATAGATAAGTTAAATAAAAAATATACTTATACTAAAAAATATAAAGTTGATAATCCAAATTATATGGAAGGAGGTTTGCCTGTATGAGTAGCGAGAAGCAGATAAATCAAATAAAAAAATGGTTAAAAGAAGAAATAAAATCTAAATCAAAAATTTTAAACAGCTTAAAATATGAAGAAGAAACTTGTCTTAATTGTGGTCGTAAAGAAGATGAAGATGAGGGTCAAATTATTGGAGAGAGAATATGTTTTGCTGAAGAATTATTAGAAAAAATAATAAAGGGGGATGAATGAGCAGCGAGAAGCAACTACAAATAATAAAAGATATATGCCAAGAGCATTTAGACAATACTGAAGTAGATAGTATAAATAAATGCGAAGATCATCACGATCATTATTTACTTGGTAAGGTAGATATGGCAACAGAAATATTTGAAGCAATAATGAAAGGTAAATAATGAGTAGTGATAAGCAATTAATATTAATTATATTGGTAGCTGTTGTTGTATGTGGTTGGCAACTATACCAGGAACACAAACAAAAAAAACATAATGAAAAATTACAAAGACACTTATCAAAATACTTTGATAGCAAGTGGTAAAAAAGATTTAAGTATGAAAGAGCTTGAAGCTCTAACGTGCTTAAGTATATTGAGTGTTCAAGGTGTGATATATACTCATTATAAAAACAAACAACTAAACAAGGGGAAAATGAAAACAAAAGAAAAATGTGTATGGTATCTTGGAGATAGAGGTATTGATAGACAAATAAAAAGATGTGACGAATACAAAAATATGTGGTTCATTGTATTTAAAGACTATCCAGAAGATGTAGAAGTGTCTTTTAAATCAGATATGTATGAATGTTATGATGAAATTTCTACAACTAAAATGAAATGGAATAAATCAAATTACGAAAAAATTAAAAAACAATTAAATAGTTAATCTTTATTATTAGAGGGTATATCAACTATATCCTCTGATACATTAATCAAATCAGGTTCAGATTCCCAACTAATCTTAACAACACTATCAGATTTAACATCTATCTTTTGTTTCTCTTGGAACAACGAGGATATTCTTGGAGCTATCCATTTTAACCAATCTTTCTTTTCTCTTACAAAAAGCAAGTCATTGTTATCAAGTCCAGTAGTTTCAGTATTAAAAATAACACACATCTTTTCAACTAAAGTTTTAATACCTATCTCTTGTGCTTTGTTAAACTCCTCTTTAAACTTTGGGTTTCGATCTAAGTAATTGTATAAAGTTTTCAATTTGATCTGTTTTTCTTTTGCCAACTCGTAAGCTGTTACGCCATCGTGTAAAATTTCTAAGATAGTATTTTGTTCTATATCCGAAAGCACTAGATTTTTGCTCTTCGGCTTGGATATACTCTTTGATTTGCTCATAAGTTTTATCTTTAAAATTCTTTAAGTTTTTTAATCGTTTAATCTTTGCATCTATACTTATATTAGTATTCTTAAAAAGTCCCTTGTATTTTCTTGTTTTACTATCCACAGACTGACTACACCCATGAAAACGACATAAGTATCGTTTTGTAGTAGGTGTAAAATATCCTTTGGCTCTACATCTCTTACCACTAGTCTTGGCTATCGCCTCGCAATAAATCTTTTGACTTAATCTTCCTGTCATAATCTCGTTTAGTCTTGCTTACCTTACTCTGATAACCAAAATGGGTTTTCTTTCTTATATTATTAATAACATTAGGTATATCCACGAGCTTACCCCTTTTATTAGACTGTTCTTCTAGTGCCATTCTACTATAAAATATATTGTCTTTCTCTTTAATGGCTTTCTTTAAAGTATCGGCAGGTAGAGTAGCTAGTGTACTAATTATTTTAGATTGATCACCTCCTTTATCTGAAACTTCTTTTATAATGTTAGTAATATAAGTTGGTTCTTGAATTATAGATTTACTAATGTCAGTCATCATGAAACGTGGTATGTGTTTTCTTGACACATCATAGTCTCTTGATGACACATCTATCTTTTTATTAACAATGTAATCAGGGTTAATTACATATAACAAAGTAGATTTAAGTCTTTTCTTTTTAATTATCCCCACCTCTACCAATAAATCAGTACATCTATATATGGTACTGCGAGATAGGCATACCATACTAGATATGGTGGCTTGGCGAGGATAACATTGACCATTCTGTGAGTTAACAAACTTTAATAAAGCAATGAGGATGAGCAAAGAAGATGATC